GGTCAATAAAGAACTTGTCTTCATCTCTTCTGATATTGTAAGGCGGGAAGCCTTGTGATTGATGTACTTGTGGGAACTCCACTAATCTGTCGAATACTCTATCGAATCCAACAGCAAATGGGTGTAATTGGTTTATATTTAATCCAGTCATATTTTATCTCCTTAATTAAGCTAGATATTATAATTTGATGGTTTTTACCCATCACCGTTTGTAAGACCCTTACGGCGTCCTACAGAATTATTTATATTATACAACAGTTCTTAAAGAATGTCAATAGCTATTTTTTACCAATGTTATATTTTACAGTCAATTCCCAATCATTCTTTTCTTTAAACGAAATGATCTTTATTTGATTTAGAGAAGCAACAGGATCTTTAGTCTTTGAAGGATCCACAATTTTAACAAGTTCCCATTCTTCGAGTAAATTCACAATTGTGTTACGTCGAGAAATATCTTCTTCTGTTAAAGTATTATGCTTTCCATCTAAAATGAATAATTCTTTGAAATGTAAAATAGAGTATCTACCTTGCTTGTGCAAGATATGACAAGATTGATAAAGCTTCTTTTCTTTACGACTCGAAATGCCGATACGAGTAAGTGTTTCTTTTACTTTGAGAAAGCTGTCTTGAGTAGGAAGTTCTACTTCAATACCAACTCCTTTGAAAATATCTGTGTCCATGATTTAAATTCACCTTTTAAATTATTTTTTGTAGTGGCATGGTATATAACCATCATATGATTTATTTATAAAATTCATATTTTAACCACCCTCATTCAGTTTATCATGGACTGTTTCGAGTTGTTCTTTATTTAAAACTTTTAGATATTGCTTTGCGACCGTTCGGTTGCATTGATATACTTGTTGGATTGCATCTAGGTCAATGTCTTTATCAGCCTTCGGCCATTTTGAGAATCTCTTGCGCTTACGAAGAACAGAACGATAGTAATCAAACTGAGCACCTTCAAATAAGTGATGGCGCATATTCATTTCGTTTGCATGTAATATAGTATCTTCAAAATTAACAAAGCCACGGTTCACAATAAAGGCGTTGTATTGCTTTTCAGTATGTTCAGGTATATCTGAGTTGCGAATGAGATCCTCCTTTGAGAAGGACGCAGCATTCATAAAATCAAACGGGCTTAGGTCTTTCATTCAGGATCTCCTCTAATTCCATTGCCATTGAATTAAAACTCTTTCCGCATTCTTCGCACAAAGGAAGTTTGTGTTTACCTTCGGAAGTATTTAATTCAACAGTAAAGGATTTCTTTTTACTTGTTTTTGCTCCACAGTTGAAGCATTCTATTTTTCCAAGCATTATACATACTCACATTCAATCATAACTTCAGTCAAGAAGGCAACCATATTAATTTCTTGGTCAGCAACTAAACCTGACTTGTACATATAATCTGCAAGTGTAACTATAAATCCTGCTTGAGATTGTAGAGTGACCATATCAGAAGCTTTGTCGTAGATACGACGGAACATTTCGTTCATATCTTGGTCAGAGTTTTTAGCAACCCATTTACGCATTTCGGTAAATTGCTTACCTTTGAGTAATCGGAAAAGATCATCAATAGATTCTTCTTTCAAATTAACAAAGATACCTTCGTCAATTTTACCTGAAGCAGCATAAGATTGTAATTCAGTCAATACACGACGGAAATCAGGGAAGTGTTTTTCAATTACTTTAGCAACTACTTTGGGATCGTATTGAACTTCTTCTCGGTCAAGAATTGCCTTAACACGTTTGAAGAATTCCATTGCCATCATTGGACGATCTGCAGTATCAATAGTAAAGTCAACTTCAGAAAGTCGAGAACGTAATGGACTGATAATACGATTCTTAAAATTACAAGTAAAGATAAATCCACAATTCGCGGAATATTCTTCGATGAAATTACGAAGAGCAGGTTGAACATTTGCTGCATTCAAATAATCTGCTTCGTCAAAAATTACATACTTACGACCTGTACCTGTTAGAGAAACAGCAGATGCGAAAGTAGAGATGTCGTATCGGAGGGTATCTATATTAACATTCAAAGAACCATTCTTTACAATATAATCACAACCGAGTTCTTCAAGCATTGCTTTTGCGATTGTGGTTTTACCGACACCGGGTCCTCCGGTCAATAATAGATTTGGTACACTTCCGTCGGATACGAACTTACGGAAGGTTTCTTTTGTCTTGTCAGGAAGAATAGTATCAGCAACTACTTGCGGACGGTATTTCTCAACCCATAAGACTTCGTTTGATTTTGCATCAATCATAAATCACCATAAACATAATATAAAATAATAAAAAGTCGAGAATCGAACGTGGAGGGCCTTGCGGCCACCCCACTTCTCGAGAATAGGTTCGTTATTGATTACTCAACAACTTTATCAGCTAGAGGAGCACCTGCTGCGTCTGATGTATCGACACCAACCTCTTGGTCGCCCAACCCTTCAGGTTGTTGCGGAGATTTTTGTCTGAGGAATGCTTCGAGTTTATTTCTTAGCATACCTACACCAGCAAGCTCTTGGCCTTGGAACCCACCACGTTGTGAGACTACGTCAATAATCTGCAACACAGTTGAGATATCTCCAAGATTGATTACCACCTCTTGCTCTTGGCCTTGTTGGCCAAAATTACCTTGTACTGGTTCATTCATAATTCTATCCTTTATTATAAGTCGACTTTGAATCTATAGCCACATAATATGTGACCCCTTCTCCTTTAAATTCTGAGATACCTTTTGAACAAAGCGTAACCTCATAATCTAAAGGCATTAGTTTCAAGTTATCAGTTTTAATGATAATCTTGAATGTATCGTCAGTTTCACCAATTTCAACGCCAAAGTCATCTGCGTTGTCATTAGCACTGTCGATAGCTTTCAGATAACATTTGCCGCCTTCGCCTACAAATGCAATCTCTGAAAATTGTAATACCCCTGCTGCTTTCAATACCGAAGATAAATCTCCGTTCGTTACCGACACCTGAACATCAGCTGAAGGAATAGTAATGTCCTTCTCTGGTGGAGTGTGGATCATTGAAAGGTCGGCATATACGTATTTAGTTCTACGTTTACCTTCCGAGATAATAAAGTATTTATCAAAAAACTCTACATCCGGATCATTATACAGGGATAAAATTGAAAGAAATCTTGAAAGATCATATACGCATGCATCAGATGGAATTTCATCAGGAATGTCTGCGATAGCAATCAATGTTTTCTCTGGAGTAATAGTCTTCAATACATTACCTTCTTTCATCAAGATTGACTTGTTGATTTGTGTAAAGCTTTTGAGGACCGTCAAGGTTTCGTTAGAAAATTTCATAATATAATTTTTCTCCGTTAATTATTTGTGGTATATTATATACCAATTACTTGGTCTTGTCAACTGGTTTATATGACTTTTTGTTTGATTTTGCATCAGCAGTAGCAGTCACACCTAATTGACCTAAAGCACCCATATCGCCTTTAAAGATATAAGAACCGACATGGTTAATTTTCATCCAAGGACACATCCATACTGACAGTCCGGCTTTACGAGCCATACGACAGAAGAAGTAATCTTCGGATAAGTACCTTTTTGATTCTGGGTCAATGACACAATCAAAGAAAGCATGTATTTCGCGAGTGCCGTCAAAATTGTCAGTACGAACGTGGTCAGGTTTATATGCTAATTCTGGATAAGAGTCACGATATTTTTCTAACGCTTCTCTTGTGATTAACATAAACCCAGTTCCACCTTCGGCAACTTCAACAGGGTCTGCGAGTTTAAATTGTTTTAATCCTGAAACAGGGTTAAAGACAAAATCTGATGTAAACTGTTCTAATTCAAATGGGTTTGTTTTTCCATATCCTTGCTGAGCAGCAACTGATATCTTTTCCCATGCAATTGTTTTCTTAGGATAAGGACCGCATACAATATCATATTTTTCTGGGTCTGATATTTGTAATGCAAGTAATGCCAAAGCATCTCTCGGGTCAAATCCAATGTCCGAATCTATAAACAATAAATGAGTACAATCAGAACGAAGGAATTCATCTACAATATAGTTCCTTGCTCTTTGCACTAATGATTCGTTAAATAAGAAATAATACTTCATTGGAATTTTATGCGTTGAACATAACATACTTAAGTCATTTGTTGACTTTGTATAAATTCCTGCACATTGACCACCATACATAGGTGTTCCAATGAATAGTCGTTGTTTTTGTAATTCTTCTGTTTTTACTTCTAGCTTCATACTGTGATTTGCTCCATATCGTTTTCAGCTCTTGTGATTGACTGTAGTCTCATTACATCTGCCAATACATCCCATGCTGAATCATGCGCTTTAAATACCGAACTCCATTTTTCTTCGTTTGCGACAGGAGGGAATCCGTTTTGTTTTAAACTGAAATCAAACTTAGCATCAATAAAAGTTCTTGTGTCTCTAACTTTCCAATGTTGTAAATGTGATTGTAAATGTCCTACTTTGTTTTGAGATTTAAATAATCTCTCAAGAATAACTGGGTCAAAAGAATTGGATCTTGACCACCAATAATCAATCTTTGGTCCATCAATTAAGAAATCTGTAAATTGCTTACAGAAATCAGCAACTGATAAATCAGAACTCTTAGGAGCAATATTCTTTCTTACTTCAGAATCTTGTTGTTGCCAAAAGTCAAGTGTACCTTTATCAACTACCCAGTTGTAATTCTTAACTTGTTCCGATACATTCAATTTGAATTTCTTCACCTTAAATACATCGCCTAAATTATAGGGATCGTCAGACGTAAACTTGTCCCATTGAAATACCATTGCTGACATATCAATGACCGCGCAATTATGCACGTCTTGTCCCATTGTTTCAAAATCAATTATTAAGTCGTTTCTCATGTTTATATTATACTCTATTTGTGAGAAGATGTCAATAGTTTATGACATAAATTCTTCAAGAGATGGAGTTGTATCTTTTCCATTTGGATCATATTCCATTAATTGCTTATGATTGTTTTGTCTCAAATAAGTTGTATCTGAAAAATCCAATTCTCCTTGTAAGAATTTAGCAATCTCTGAATGCAAATCTCTTGATGTAGGTACAGGAACATTCTGAGCAATATGATTTACTTTAGGTAATCCACCAAGTAATTCAAAGTCCTCTGGGAATCCCATCATATGTAAAGCTTCACGAATAGTTAATGACCTATCTTCGGTAGGATGAATTGTATCAACCATATTACGACCAATCACTGCATTCATATAATCACCAAAGACGTGTACTGAACCATCCCATACACCTAATCCATCAGCATACTTTTTAATTGCATGGTCAGAATACTTGATACCTTTTTCGTGGCCTACTTTATGGAACCATTCGTTTGCTTCTTTCATCCAACCTTTTTTATTAACATAATTGAGAGTTGTCTTTACATCTTCTTCTAACATAATCTCTCTTACATCACGGTTTGTTTTTGTTTTAATAAATGTATAGTAAGGTTCTTCAGGTACATTTTTATTAATAATTAAATCGTGCTGTAATGCATCATCAGGAATTTCCTGTAAGTATTCTTTAAAAGATTTTCTTGGTCTGTTATACCAATTCATAACAGGAGATGTTTCTGATTTCCATCCAATCGCAAACGTTCTATCTCGTCCCTGAGGCACTCCATGAAATCTCGTTGATGTTTTATACAGCGACAAAGAATAACCCCTCTCAGCACAAATCTCATACAGATTGTTTGCTACAGGACGACCTTTATTTGTATATAGTGCAGGAGCATTCTCAACAATGACAACTTTTGCACCAAGTTTATCAATACCATCTTGAAAGACCTGATACATAAATTCGTTCTTGGCACACTTTGCACCTTTTGATTCTTCAGTCATTCCTGTATTCAATTGAGATAAAGCAGCACAAGGTGGAGTACCTGATACAACATCTACCTTTTTAATTTTAGGATTGTCTGAATCTAATAATACGTAAGGAACATCCCTGCCTTTTGTATTCTGTTGATAATTTACATAGTGTCCGTCGTTTCCTTCAAATCCACCATAAGAATAAATTGCTTCAGGTGGTTTACCGAAAGCTTTCTCCGCTCCTAGCATTTGTCCACCAATCAGCGGAATTAGTGGTGCCCATGTTATTTCTTTGCTCATCCGAAAAAGTCCTCAAGTGTAGCAGCAGTTTTCTTTTCAAATTGTGTCACATCAGGTGCAACATAATCTTCATCAATTGCTGTCATAATTTTATTGTTTAAAAAAGTACCGTCATAATACTCAGGTTTACATACAGCTTTACGCAATCCTTTAAGTACTGTGAGGTAAGCTTCTTCATCATTTAATAATCTATCCATTCTTTCTTTAAACTCTTTTGGAGTTTTTGGTCTTAAGAATCCTGGTATAGGTAAATGGTTTTGTTCATCGTATGTTGGATGTAAGAAAGGAATGACTCCTGCATGAATCATTTCAATATACTTTGCTGTCACCCAACCTTTTTCAATCGGTATAATAAAAGTAAACTTAACATTGTCTAGTTTTCTTATTACATCATCAAGATGTATTGACCCCATAAACCTTGGGTCAGTTTCTGCATCAGGGTGGTCCCATTTGCCATAAACTTCAACATTATCAAAATCATTCAATACCCATTCTTTCATTAATCCATATCTTGAAGGCTTACCTTCATTTAAGATTACCATAAAAGGAATGTTTCTTTTTGTATTGATATCTTCTGTATAGTCGTAACGAACACAAAAGTTTGTTTCCATTCCTGCATATACAGAATCTACAAATTTATCAGAACGTTCTTGATTATCATAATCCTCAATCGTACTTGCTGTATATGTATAATCGTATTGTCCTAATGACTTGTTTGGTAAATGAAAGATATCTCTTGATTGATTCATTACATATCTTGGATCGTTTACAATCTCTACATAATCTGGTTTCATTTCATTTAACCAAATCGCAATAGGAGATGTATAATTTTTTGTCATATCAATTACAGAAGCAGGTTTGCCGTCAGTGATACCTTCTTTTAAATGTTTTACCTGAATGATCTTACCAGGAATTGTGACGGTGCCAACTTGACCTACCATCATAACAGTGTAATCTAACTCAAATCCTTTTTGCTTAAAATAGTTAATCACATGACGATAAAAGCTATCGGTTTCATCATTCTTAATACCTTTCCAAATATCAATTACATTATCATACGGAAATAGTTCCAAAGCTTCAGACTCAGAAAGAGTACTGAAATCAGAACGACCGATAATATAAAATGTTTTATCTGGATTATTGTTTGCGAGTGCAATTAAAACTGAAGACGGTTCGTTGTCTCCACCAATAGGAGAGAAACGATTCCGTTTGAATTTGACCGACTTACCGATCTTTGCGAATCCAATGTTTTTCATAATATAAAATATCCGACTGTATTTTTATTTATCAGAATTAACTACACGTTGTCTAAGTTCTGTTGAACTGAATGAGTGTCTTCTACGATTATAATGAACAGGACATAGACCTTTACCTGTATGTTCTTGGTCTTTATATTCTTCACCGACAATTCTTATGTCAGGATTAATCGTTAAGATCATATCAACGATTTCTTGTTCTGTTGTAAAAGGAATAACCTCGTCAACATACTTACAAGAAGAAACCTGTATGTATCTCTCAAAAGGAGTCTGAATAGGTTTATTCTTTGTATCAGGACGATCCACTGTTGGGTCAATTAATAATCCAACAATTAAATAATCACACAATGTCTTTGCTTCCTGTAGCATAACGATATGACC